GCTGCATGGCGCCGACGGGCTGATCACCAGCGGCACAGCATCGTTCCGCAATGGACGGTTCGATGGCGGTGGGATGCGATACCTGCGCTTCACGAATTGGTTGGGCGAGTTGGAGCGGTTGTCCGGGCCTATTGCAGCCATCTGGTTCGAGGAAGTTCGCCGCCACGCGGGCACTGACGCGGCCCATGTCTTTGGCGGCCTCATGGCGAGTTTGACCAGTTGGGCTGAATTGCGAGGCGTTCCTTACCAGGGCGTCCCCGTCGGCACGATCAAGAAACACGCAACCGGAAAGGGCAATGCGCCGAAACAAGCGATGATTGATGCGGCGCGAGCCCGAGGTTTCAGCCCTGCCGACGACAACGAGGCCGATGCCATCGCCATCCTGCTGTGGGCGATTGAAACGAATGGAGGCTTGGCATGATGGATTTCAACGCAGAATGGCGCACAATTCCAGATTGGCCGGAATATGAAATCTCCGAGGATGGTCATGTTCGGCGCGCGCTTGGCGGTAAAGGCACCCGCGCTGGTCGCCCGCTGAAGCCATGGACCAACTCGCAGAACCAGTATCTCTACGTCGCGCTATGGCGGAATAACCAAAAGAAAAGCATTCCAGTTCATCGACTTGTCGCAAGGGCATTTCTTGGAAAACCGCCCACGAAGCGCCACGTGGTTGCTCATAGCGACGGCAGTCGTGACGGAAACCAACCGTGGAACCTGCGTTGGGCCACACAACGCCAGAACATGGCCGACACGGTCCAACATGGCACGCACAATCGTGGTTCGCGGAACGGCCAGTCGAAGCTTGATGAAGTTTGCGTTCTTGCGAACCGCAAGATGCATGCCTTGGGCATTCCCAGACGAGAAGCAGCCTGCGGTTTTGGTGTCTCTCGTCAAACGGTCGATGACATCATCAACGGCAAGCGGTGGGGGCATTTCCAATGACCGGCATGCGCTTTACGCCCAAGGGCTATGGCGGCCATCGTCGCCACCCCGACGAGGTCAAACGCGACGGCTGGAAAGAGCAAGGCCTGCTAGCCGTCGCCGTCGACGATGACCGGCTCACCTGGCCCGAACGCGAATTGGTGCGCCAGCTTGGCGAGCGTCTCTACGGCAAACTGGAACGGGAGGCGCGCCATGGGTGATTGGACAACCACACGCGTGGAGGACCGGCTCGAGAGTGCGGCCGACGTCTTCCGCACCTTGCCCGGCGTCATGCCGCAGGGCTTCTTCAACGCATGGCCCGAGTATTTCCACAGCTTCGCGGACAAGGTTGGTCAGGAGCCGCAGATGCGGCAGCCCCGGCCGGGTCCGCGCCAGATCACCGAAGCCGAGGAGGCGTTGCTCTGGCTGCGCTGGCTGGAACGGGATGATGCCCGCATCGTCTGGCTGCGTGCCGAACGCACGCCGTGGAAACCGATCTGCTGGGAGATGGGACTGAGCCGGACAGCGGCGACCAAACGCTGGCAGTTCGGGCTCGCGGTGATCACCTGGCGTCTCCATGGCCGCCTGCCTCCGGCCCGACGTTCGCAGCGGTTCGTGATCGAAAATGCAAACAGCCTGTCAAGAACAATCGTCCTGTGAGGATTTTTTCCGGTGTACATCGCAGGGCCTTACACATTTCGAGAATGAGGCTACAAATTGGATATGCTCGGGAGAGGCGCGTGCGGGACAGCCCGCACCGTTGGCTTCCGGGGTCCAACCAAGGGTCCAGGTGGGGTCCAAGCGGCTAACCCACTGACTTTACGGGTCCTTCCTGGCCGTAAACCTATACGGGCGGGCGAAGCGCGCAATATCGCCAGCGACAGGGCCGGTTTTTTGGGAAGCCACCCCGGCAGGCATCCACCTGCGATCCTCTGAAAACTACAATAAAACAAACTCTTGGACCCGGACACGTCCGGTGGCCGCTGGACCCCTTGCGGAGTCCAGGCTGGCTGCCGGTGTTCGGAGTCCAGGGGTCCACCCCATTGAGGCGAACCGAAATCATGACGCTCAGCTTTGCCCCGGACGCGATTGAGACCTGGCCGCTGGCCAAGCTCCAGCCCTACGCGAAAAACGCGAAGGCGCACGGCGCTGATCAGGTTGCGAAGATCGCCGCCAGCATGGCGGAGTTCGGCTGGACTGTGCCCTGCCTCGTCGCCGACGACGGCGAGTTGATCGCGGGCCATGGCCGAGTACTGGCCGCGACGCAACTCGGACTGACCGACGCGCCGGTGATCGTTCTGGGCCATCTGACCGACGCGCAACGCCGGGCTTACCGGATCGCGGACAATAAATTGACCGAACTCGGCACTTGGGACGAGGCGCTGCTGTCGGCCGAGCTCAATGACCTGCTGGCCGAGGATTACGACCTTTCGCTGGTTGGTTTTTCCGATGGCGAGTTGGACAAGCTGCTGGCCTATGTGCCGGAGGAGGATGGCGACGAAGGTGGTGCCGGGGGCTCTGTGCCGCCGGTGACCATCCCCGAGCCGCCGCGCCATCCGGCATCGCAAACGGGCGATCTCTGGATCCTTGGCGACCATCGGCTGCTCTGCGGTGACAGCACCAGCAACGACGATGTGCGTCGCCTGATGAACGGTGAGCGGGCGATCCTGTTCGCCACCGATCCGCCATACCTCGTCGACTACGACGGCTCAAACCATCCGACACGGAACAAGGATTGGTCGGCGTCTTATGGCACCACCTGGGACGACAGTTCGCAGGGGGCGGAGCTCTACGACGGCTTCATTTCGGCGGCCGTGGCTGAGGCAATCGCCGAGGACGCGGCCTGGTATTGCTGGCACGCCTCGCGCCGTCAGGCGATGCTCGAGGCCTGCTGGGAAAAAGCCGGGGCCTTCGTGCACCAGCAGATCATCTGGGTGAAGGACCGCGGGGTTCTCACCCGGTCGCACTACCTCTGGAAACACGAACCCTGCTTCATGGGTTGGCGCCGCCCCAACCGCCCGCCCAAGGTGGCCGAAGAAACGCTGCCGTCCACGTGGGCACTGCCCAGCTTCGCCAAGGATGAGCGCCCCGACCATCCAACACCGAAACCGCTGGACGCCTTTGGCATCCCAATGCGCCAGCATGTGGCGCGGGGTGGGCTTTGCTACGAGCCGTTCTGTGGTTCGGGCTCGCAGATCATGGCGGGCGAGGCCAACGGGCGGCGCGTTTTTGCGATGGAGATCAGCCCGGCCTATATCGACGTCGCCGTTGAACGTTGGCAGGCCGACACCAGCCGCGACGCAATTCTTGATGGCGATGGCAGAGCTTTTGCACAGATCAGAACCGAGCGGCTGGGCGATAATGCTGACGCCCCCGCCGATACCCCCGACAAAGACGCCGATCCAGAACCCGCCCGCAAACCCAAATCCGCAGCGTGACATGCATGACCTGGCTCTACATCCCACCGGACGCGCTTCCGGAACCGAAGACACATGTCTCTTCGGCCTGTCCCTGTGCTCCGGCGCAGGCGGGCTCGACCTGGGGCTTACCATCGCCATCCCCGGATATCGTGCTGTGGGCTATGTCGAACGGGAGACCTACGCCGCAGCCACTCTCGTGGCGCGGATGGAAGATGCGTCCCTGGATCAAGCTGTTGTCTGGGACGACGTTGGAACTTTCGATGGCCGCCCGTGGCGCGGCGTGGTGGATATCCTCTCAGCCGGGTACCCTTGTCAGCCGTTTTCGGTTGCGGGGCGACGCCTCGGCACTGAAGACCCGCGCCACCTCTGGCCCCATGTCGCGCGCATCATCGGCGAAGTCGAACCACCTTTCGTCTTCCTCGAGAATGTCGCCCATCATCTCCGCCTCGGCTTCCCCGAAGTCGCCAGCGGACTGGTCGGCATGGGCTACCGCCTTGCGGCAGGCCTCTTTACGGCGGCGGAAGTCGGTGCGCCCCACCGGCGCGAGCGGCTGTTCATTCTCGCCACCCGCGAGGGTGACGAGTTGGCCGACCCCGCGCGCCTGCTCTGGGACCCGGTCGAGTGGCGGGAACCGGACCGAGATGATGCGGCTGTGGCCGACGCCCCGCGCCAGTGCCAACGAGAACCGGCAGACGAAACCGACGCCATCGCAGGAAGCGGGGCAGCACGGTATGAACCTCGCGACGACGGCTGCGCTGTGGCCGACGCCGCAGACCGACAATTTCCGCAGTCGGGGTGGCGAGAGGCGCGACGAGAAGGGTCTCGACCGGCTAGCGCGGGATTGGCCGACGCCAATGGCGAACGACGGCTGCAAGCCGAGCGCGGGCAACCGGCGGACGGCCGACCTGACCCATGCCAGCCGTATGTGGATGACGCCGACGGCGCGCGATCACAAGGACGGGGCGACGACATTGGCGAACACGCCGGTCAACGGCCTGCTTGGCCGCCAGGTCCTCACGATGCCGATGGCTGGGACCGATACCTCCGAGCCGCGCCGGACGCTAAACCCAGCATTCGTCGAGGCTCTGATGGGCTGGCCCACCGGGTGGACCGGCTTCGGCTCTGCGGCAACGGCGTGGTCCCACTGGTTGCCGCGCATGCGCTGCGAACTCTCGCGGCTGAACTGCTGGCCGATGGATGAGGCCGCCGCATGAAGCAGTCGCGCCTCATGTCGCTGGTCGAGGCCGTCGCCAACGTATTTGTCGGCTACGGCGTCGCGGTCGTAACGCAGATCCTGATCTTCCCGATCTTCGGCCTGCACACGACGCTGGCGCAGAACTTGAAAATGGGGGCAATCTTCACCGTGGTGAGCATCGCCCGATCCTTCGCTTTGCGACGCGTGTTCGAGGCGATCAGGATGCAGAGCGCCTATTGCGAGCCATTGAACGCATCTCGAACACCTGAACGACCGAACGATCAGATGGAGTAATTCCCGAAGCGCTTTCCGAACTTCTCAACGCCTGACTTGCCCAGTAGCGTCAGCTTGTTGTGCAACTTGTGGCCGGGAGATGCATTTCGGGCCTCGCGGGCCCAAACCTCTGCATCTATCTCCCATATTTCGAAATTCTTTCCGTCTGGCGCAAAGGCACAAAGGACGACATCGACACGTTCAAGGAGGGTGTTTAGGCATCCCCATTGAGTGTTGCGTCCCTTTGCGGTGCGCAATGTCGCACGACGACCATCTGGCAGTTTAAGCTCGGTCGCCACAGGGCTGATAAGCTCACCGATCTGGCCTGCGAGTGAACGACCAGCTGTGATTCCGAATTCGTAGCCCTCCCGGCCCGAAGCTTCGTCTTGTCCACCGCTTGACTTCGATTGCTTCGCAAATGTCAGCTTGAGTGCCTTCGGCAGGAAGCTGTCCAAAGCGCGGACGGCAACTGAGGCAGCTGAAAGGCTCGGGTTCTCAGCCAAGTACTTATCAAGACGGGATGCCAGATCGTTATCCAGCCGTACCGTAATTGCGTCGACCATTCGTGCTCACCTTTCAAGATGGTTGATGCAAGCATCCTGCATCCCTCAGAGGAAATCGTCAAGAGGTATGCATCATACCTCTTGACATCTGATCGGTCAGCGATGCTTCGGGCTGTTAAGCGATCCGGTAGACCCGCCCCCGATCCTCGACCTTCTCCGAAGTGACTTCGAGGCCAAGCTTCTTCTTCAGTGCGCCGGACATCGCGCCGCGCACCGTATGCGACTGCCAGTTAGTAGCTGCCATGACCTCTTCGATGGTCGCGCCTTCGGACGCGCGCAGCATGGCGATCAGCGTGGCCTGCTTGGTGCCCTCGCGCGGCGTGCGCGTCGTTGGCGCGGGTTTCACCTCGCTGGCTGTGTTCGGCGTGGGCTCCTCAGTCGGAGCTTCCGTCGCGCCCGCAGGCGCGGTGTTCGCGTCCTCGGGTTCGATCCCTATGACGGCGAGCCCTGCGTCGGTGGCGACCAGCGTGACGCCGTGGCCGTCGCCGGTCTCGCGCCACATGGGCTCGCCCTTGCGCATGTCGGCGTCGACCTCTTCGAGGAAGCCCTTGGCAAGCATGGCGCTGACCACCTTGGTGGCGGCCCCGCCGCGCAGGCTGTCGGGCAGCGGCAGTGCAATGCGGTCCTCGTTCTGGGCCGCGCGCGACAGGACGATCGTCTGGGTGTCGGAAAGCTTGGTCATGGGGTCGTCTCCGTGTTCGGGACCGCGACCGTCGCGGTCTTCTACGACCCCAAGCCGCGCAGGACGCGCGGCTGGAGTTCGGGCGTCACCCCGAGGTCAGATCAGCCCGAGGTCTCGCAGGAGCGCAGCGGCGTCTGGCAGCCGGTCGGTGGTGACATCGATGGCGATGGTCATGCTGTCGGCAGTGAGGCGTGCCAGAATATCGGCTTCCTCGCGCAATGATGCTTCGATCTCGTCAAGGACCGCCGGTATGCGGCTCGTGTCCCAAGGTTCGTTGAGGCCCCGAATGGCGATGCGGATGGTGCTGGTTTCCATGGCGTTGGCTCCGCTCACTCCGCGTGCTCACCCTCGCTGAAGGCGCTGTCGGTGATGCGCTTCAGGAGGCTGGCGTAGTGCTCAAGGGTGCCGACATGGCCCCAGTTGATCTCGTCGGGGTGGGCGTTGAAGTGGTCGTCGCTCAGGCTTGCCAAGCGCGCCAGCATCTCGTCGATCTCGGCCTTCTTGCCGATGAAAGCGTTGAGCGCTGCTTCCTTGTTCCGCGCAGCCCTTTCGGCGCGCAGTTGGTGGCGGGGCGTTGTCTGGGGGTTCAGGCGGGTCATCGTGGCGGCTCCGTTGTGAGTTGCATCGTTTTCATAGGACCACGTTCGCTCTGGTGCGGAGGCTTATCAACTACATAAGCATATGATTTTGAATGATAATCGGAGCGCGCAATGGAGGGTCTGAGCGAGCGCCAATACGCCGCCCGCGTCGGCCTCTCACGCGGGGCAATCCAGAAGGCCAAGGCGACGGGGCGGCTGGTGATGCACGGCGATGGCAGCATCGACGCGGTGGCCAGCGATGCCCTGCGCGCCGAGGCAACCGATCCGTCAAAGACCCGCAAGCCTCCGGAGCCGAAACTGAAGCCTGTCCCGGAGGCGGCGGTATCCGCCGTAGGCGAAACGCTGCGCGAACAGGGCTTGGCGGCACCTCCCGTCGGAAGCGGCACCACCTTCCTTCAGGCCAAGACGGCGAACGAAGTGCTGAAGGCGCAGGAACGCCGCATCCGGCTGCAAAAGCTGAAGGGCGAGCTGATCGACCGGGCGCGCGCGCTGTCGCTGGTCTTCCGGTTGGCGCGGCAGGAGCGCGACGTCTGGGTCAACTGGCCAGCCCGTGCGGCGGCGCTGATGGCGGCCGATCTGGGCGTGGAGCCCGCCGCGATGCAGAAGGTTCTGGAGAAACATGTCCGTGCCCAGCTCGACGATCTTGCCGAGGTCAAACCCGATCTCCGGTGATGCAGACGATATGCTGGAATTCGACGGCGCGGCTGAGATCCTGCGCGCCTGGGGCGCCGGCCTCACGCCGGATCCGGACTTGACCGTATCGGAATGGGCGGACCGGCACCGGATGCTGTCCGGTCGCGCATCGGCCGAGCCGGGCCGGTATCGCACGGCGCGGACGCCCTATATGGGCGAAATCATGGACCGGCTGTCGCCCGGCGATCCCACACAGCGGATCGTGTTTATGAAGGCCGCTCAGGTCGGCGCGACCGAGGCCGGAAACAACTGGATCGGCTTCGCGATCCACCAGGCGCCGGGGCCAATGCTCGCGGTCCAGCCGACGGTGGAACTGGCGAAACGGAACTCACGACAACGGATTGATCCGCTGATCGACGAAAGCCCGGAATTGCGTGAGCGGGTCAAACCAGCGCGCTCGCGCGACGCGGGCAACACCATGCTGTCGAAGGAATTCGCCGGTGGCATCCTGATCATGACGGGAGCCAACTCGGCGGTCGGGCTGCGCTCCACCCCGGCGCGCTACATCTTCCTCGACGAGGTCGACGCCTATCCGGCATCGGCCGACGAGGAAGGCGACCCCGTCACGTTGGCCGAGGCGCGCTCGCTGACCTTCGCCCATCGGCGCAAGGTGTTCCTGGTCTCGACGCCCACCATCCGGGGGCTGAGCCGGATCGAGCGAGAGTACGAGGCGAGCGACCAGCGCCGGTACTTCGTGCCGTGCCCGCATTGCAGCCACGCGCAGTGGCTGAAGTTCGACCGGCTGCGCTGGCAGAAGGGCCGCCCGGAGACGGCTGAATATCACTGCGAGGGCTGCGAGCAGACCATCGCAGAACACCACAAGACGGCGATGCTGGAGGGCGGCGAATGGCGGGCGACCGCCACCGCCGCCGATCCGACCACGGTCGGTTATCACCTCTCGGCGCTCTATTCGCCGATCGGCTGGCTGAGCTGGGAGCGGATCGTGCGGGCTTGGGACGCGGCGCAGGGGTCTGACGAGGCGATCAAGGCGTTTCGCAACACGATCCTCGGCGAGACCTGGGTCGAGACCGGGGAAGCCCCGGACTGGCAGCGGCTCTATGACCGGCGCGAGCGCTGGACATCCGGCACCGTGCCAGCTGGCGGGTTGTTTCTGACCGCCGGGGCCGATGTGCAGAAGGACCGGATCGAGGTCGACGTCTGGGCCTGGGGCCGCGGGCTGGAAAGCTGGCTCGTCGATCACGTCGTGATCGAGGGCGGTCCCGACCGGCACGACGCCTGGTCGGAACTGACGGCGCTGCTGGATCGAAGCTGGCCGCATGAACGTGGCGCGCATCTCAGGATCGCGCGGCTCGCCATCGACACCGGCTACGAGGCCCCGGCGGTCTATTCCTGGTCGCGGGCGCAAGGCTTCGCGCAGGTCTCCCCGGTGAAGGGCGTCGAGGGGTTCAACCGCTCGAGCCCGGTCTCGGGGCCGACCTTCGTCGATGCGACCGAGGGCGGCAAACGCCTGCGGCGCGGGGCGCGGCTCTGGACCGTGGCGGTGTCGACCTTCAAGGCCGAAACCTATCGCTTCCTACGGCTGGCGCGGCCGACCGAGGAGGAGATGGCCGACGGGGCGGCATTCCCGCCCGGCTCGGTGCACCTGCCGCATTGGGTCGAGAGCGAATGGCTGAAGCAGTTCGTCGCCGAGCAGCTGGTGACGGTGCGCACCAAGCGCGGCTTCGCACGGCTGGAATGGCAGAAACTGCGCGAGCGCAACGAGGCGCTGGATTGCCGGGTCTATGCCCGCGCCGCCGCCTGGATCGCGGGTGCGGATCGCTGGACCGACGAGAAATGGCGTGACCTCGAGGATCAACTCGGTGTCGCCGACGCCTCTGCGGATCCCGCGGGGCAGATCAACAGGCAAGCGCAGACGTCGCAGGGAAAACGCCAATCCGACTGGCTCGGACGGCGCGGAGGATGGTTTTGATGACGGACTGGACAGAAACCGAACTTTCGGCTCTGCGCCGGGCCTATGCCAGCGGCACAACCCGGGTGAGCTATGACGGGAAATCCGTTGACTATGGCTCGGCCGAGGATCTGCTGGCACGCATCCGCACCATCGAGCGGGCTATCGCGGGGACGACCCAGCCATTGCCGGTCGCTGGGCTTTCGGGCTTCTCGCGTGGGGATCGCTGATGTCGGCCAACTGGTTTGATCACGCGATTGCCTCGGTGGCACCGCGCACGGCGGCGCGCCGTGTTCTCGCCAGGCAGGCGTTCGAAACCCTGACGCGGGGCTATGATGGCGCGGCGAAGGGGCGGCGGACGGAGGGCTGGCGCGCACCGGGCACATCGGCCGACACCGAGGTTGGCGTGGCCGGGGCGCTCTTGCGTGACCGGATGCGCGATCTGGTGCGCAACAACCCGCATGCGGCGAAGGCCGTGGCGGTTCTGGTGAACAACATCGTCGGTGCGGGCATCATGCCTCGGGCGGCGAGCGGCAACGACACGTTGGACCGGAAGGTCGATGCGCTGTTCGCCCGGTGGTCAGACGCCGCCGACGCGGACGGCCAACTCGATTTCTACGGCCTGCAAACGCTGATCTGCCGCGAGATGGTTGAAGCGGGTGAGGTGCTGGTGCGCCGACGTTTGCGGCGCGCAAGCGATGGTCTGCCCGTCCCGCTGCAATTGCAGGTGCTGGAGGCGGACTTCCTCGACGCCACGAAATCCGGCGTACTCGGCGCGGGCCGTCTCGTGCAGGGGATCGAGTTCGACCCGGTCGGCAAACGCCGGGCCTATTGGCTGCACGCCGAACACCCCGGCGACGCGTACGGCGCACTGCAGAATGGGCTGCAGAGCCGCCCAGTTCCCGCGACCGAGATCGCCCACGTCTATGAAAAACAGCGCACCCAGGCGCGCGGCGTTCCCTGGGGTGCGCCGGTCATCCGCAGCTTGCGCGATCTCGACGACTACGAGGTGGCCGAACTGGTCCGCAAGAAGACCGAGGCCTGCGTGACCGCCATCGTCTTCGGCGATGACGAGGCGCAGCAGGGCATCGCGCCCTCCGTGGTGGACGCGGATGGCAACCGGGTCGAGCAGTTTGAGCCCGGGCTGATCGCTTATGCGCGAGGCGGCAAGGATATCCGCTTCAACCAGCCCTCGGCCACCGGCGGCTACGGCGAATACAAGCGGGCCAGCCTGCACACGATCTCGGCCGGCTTCCGGGTGCCCTATGAATTGCTGACCGGGGATCTCAGCCAGGTCAACTATTCGTCGATCCGGGCGGGGCTCGTGGAGTTCCGCCGCCAGATCGACGCAGTGCAGTGGCAGCTATTCATCCCGATGTTCTGCGCGCCGGTCTGGCGTTGGTTCACCGAGGCCGCATGGGCGGCGGGCCAGATCCCGACGCCGGATGTACCGGTCGAATGGTCTCCACCGAAGTTCGAGGCCGTCGATCCGCAAAAGGACGCGATGGCCAACCTGCTGTCGATCCGCTCCGGCACCATGACGCTGGCCGAGGTGATTGCCCGCCAGGGGCGCAACCCCGATGCGGTGCTTTCCGAGATCGCCGCGACCAACGCCAAGCTCGACGCGCTGGGGCTCGTCCTCGACAGCGACCCGCGCCGTGTCACCAAGACCGGCAGCGCGCAGACCAGCGACCCGGCGAACGATCCGGACGCTGACACCACCGCCGACGCGGAAACCGATCCGGCGCAGGCCGACGAACAGGACTGACCAGCATGGACACGATGATCGAATTACCGGCCCTGCGCCGGTCGGCGGAGCTTGCGCCGAACTCAGCCGATACCGAAGCCCGCACCGTTGAGGTGATCTGGTCGGCTGGGGCGCGGGTCCGCCGGTCGACGCTGTTTGGCGAGCCCTATGACGAAGAACTGAGCCTCGATCCGACCCATGTGCGGCTGGATCGCCTGAACGCGGGCGCACCGTTTCTGAAGGTGCACGAGATCGATACGCTCGACGCCGTGATCGGCTCGGTCGTCCCGGGCTCGGCGCGCATCGAGAACGGTCGCGGCATCGCACAGGTCCGGATCAGTGAGCGCGCTGATGTCGAACCGATCTGGCGGGACATCCAGGCGGGCCACATTCGTGCTGTGTCGATCGGCTACCAGGTCCACCGCTTCGAGGTCTCGAAACCCGAAGCCGCCCGCGAACTTTGGCGCGCGGTCGACTGGACGCCCTTCGAGGTGTCCGCCGTGCCCGTTGGCGCGGACCCCGCCGCAGGCTTCCGCGCCCAATCCCCCCTTCACGACTGCGTCCTCCATCGCCGGGACGTCCCACCCACCAACACAGGAACCATCCCGATGACGGACAAACCCAACGCCCCGGCCGAAGAGGCCACAGACCAACCCAACGACGCCAATGCTGTCAAGGACACCACCATGACTGAACCCAAGACGCCTGTGGCCGAGCCGCAGGTCGCTGCCGTTGAGACCCGGACGCAGCCGAAGCCGCAGAAGGCCAGTTCTGCCGCAGTGCCAGATACCGAAGCTGTCGCAACCCGCGCCCGCGAAACCGAACGCGATCGCGTCTCCACGATCTACGATCTGGCTGGCCGTCTGAACCTCGAGCGCAGCTTTGCCGAGGATCTGGTCAAGCGCGGCACGGATATCGGCGAGGCCCGCCGTCTGATCCTCGATCAGGTCGCCGCGAAATCCGAGGAAACCCGCACCTTCAGCCAGGTGTCGATCCCGCTCGGTGGCCGTGACGAGCAGATCACCCGCCGTGACGCCGTGGCCAACGCACTCCTGCACCGCTACAGCCCGACGCTCTTCTCTCTGGAAGATGCCGCCCGCCAATATCGCGGCATGACGCTCATGGAACTGGCCCGTGAAAGCCTCGGAAATGCTGGGGTCAACACGCGTGGCCTGTCGCGCGACGAGGTAGCAACGCGCGCGCTGCATTCGACGTCCGACTTCCCGGAGATCCTGTCGGCGGTCACCAACAAGACGCTGCGGCAGGCCTATGACGCCTATCCCCGGACCTTCATGCTGTTCTGCCGCCAGGTGCTCGCCACCGATTTCAAGGCGATGCACCGCGTGCAGCTTGGCGAGGCCCCGCAGCTTCTGGAAGTCGGTGAGAGCGGCGAGTTCAAGCGCGGCACGCTGGGCGAGAGCAAGGAGAGCTATAAGGTCAAGACCTATGGCCGGGTCGTCGCGATCACCCGCCAGACCCTGATCAACGACGATCTCGACGCCTTCACCCGGA